TCATTTTACCAGTTATGGTGTCGGTTTCTTTTTCAATTACTGCGTCTAAACCTTTTTTTATTTCATGTAACACTTTTGTATTTATAAATTGTGCATTACGCAATTGCTCTAGTGCCGGTAATTGCATATAACCTACGTTGCCTGCCTCTAAATTATTTAATTTAACAGCATTCTCATAGGCATCTTTAAATACATCACGATCAACATACTTTCTAAATGGCACGGCATTAATGTCTACGCTGTATGCTTTAGGATATGCAGCTTGTGCTGCTTTTTGTTGTGATTTTCCTAAGTCATCTATGTAATCAAAGCCAAATTTTCCACCAGATTGAATACCAGATTTTTGCTCAAGACCTTTAATAAGTCTTTCTGCTAATTGTGTTTGACGTTCATCTAGGAATTTGCTTGTAGCAGTCTTGCCTTTGTTTGGCACGGCATAAGCAGCAAAGCCTAGGTTGCGTAAGTTTTCACCCAAATCAGCTAATACTGGAGAAGGCAAACCTAGCCTGCGGTATTCATCAAGTATTGCTTGTGCATCGTCTGGTGTTAAGTTTTCTTTATCAAGTATGTCTGCTAGTTTTCTGCTAGCTACTTTTGTAGCATTTGAGTAACCAAGACCATCAACAACATTGCGTACAAGTTTACCGGTTAAATTAATTGCAGTTGGAGCTGCACCACCTACAGCACCGCCAAGTATGCCAGATGACAGCATATTAGATGGTACGTCTTCTAGTTCTTTAGCAGTACCTGCACCAGATACAGCACCTGCACCAGCACCAGTCAATGAACCACGACCAACTGTACCAAGAATAGATTTACCGGCAGACATTGCACCTTTAGCACCCAATCCTACCATCCCTACTGGCATAGCTAGACCACCAGCAATTTCTAAACCTGTGCGAGTAACTGGATAATCTGTAGCAAATTGAGCTTGTTGCGCTCTTAAGCGATCACGTATTTCTTTATATGACTCGTCACTAAATGGCGCACGTACACCTGCCTCTATCTCTTCACCAAAGCCCATGCCAAGACCTTGACCAAGCAAAGCCCTAGCACCTTCAGCACCAGCATTATAAGTTACGTCTTCTGGAGTAGATGCTGCAATTTCTGCTGGAGTAAGACGTTTAGCTGAAACACTTACAGTAGGTACATCAACACCATACAGTCCATTACCAAGTTTTTTAATACTTGGATCTGGTGAGTCTGGGTAATCGTCAAAATCGCTCATAATCTATCCTTATTTATTTTTTACTTTGATTTTACCGTTAGCACCATCTCTAAATGTTGCACCAATAGGTAATGCTTTAAATACTGCATCATTTTTTCCAAAAACTGTTGGAGCGTATTGTGGGACTGGAATAATCTCTGGTGAAGAATAACCCTTGTCTTCGGTAAGACCACTAGATCTACGTCTTGCACCAATTAAAGAATTAGCATCAGCAACTTTTCTAGCATTTAAATCACGTAACTTTTCTAAAGCACGAACAACAGCCTGTGGACTTGTTGCAGAACCAAGTTCTAAAACAGCACGTTTTGCATCACCTTCAGTTTGAGTACCATTATTTAATCTTAATGATTCGTTAGTAATTTTAGTTACAAAGTTTTTGTAATCTTGGTATGCCAAAGTTTCTGGGTCTGTAGAACCAGTTGCAGCTTTTATTGCTAACCGTGCATTATTAGCAAAATTAAAGTTTACCCCATTGCTTATAATAGAATTTACTTGCGAGTCTATATCTTTAGATAATGATGTAGCAGCATATGCTTTTTCTAAATCTTCACCTTCTAATTTCATTGCCATAGGAGGTAATACTTTTTGGAATTTAGCATCAGCAGCAGCTTGTTGCATTTGCCTATTAAATTCTTGCTGACTAATAGTATTATTAGCAAGTTGTTGTTGTAATTGGAATTGACGTTCATTTAAATCATTTGACAATTTTAATTGCGCTCTTCTATCTTCTGCTGACATTTCTTTAGCAGCGTAAGATTCATCCATTTTGCCAAGTTCAAGAATCCTTTTGTCAGCAGTTTCTTGATCAATTGCACCAGATAAATATGATTTACTGTATTGATTAGCAAGATTACGGACTGTAGGACTTTGTGCGCCAGTAACAAACATCTCAAATGGATTATCTTGTTGTCCAGTAGTTTGAACTAAGCCAGCCTTCCGCAATTTAGGTATTAAATCAGCCTGTGCTGTTAAAGTTTCCATTGGATTTTTAGATAGTGCAGCAATTTTTTGCAATACTTCTGTATCTACTGTACGTGTTTCTGGTGAGATCAACTCACGCATTGGTGCGCCTTCAACATACTGCTGACTAAAGTTAGGGGCTGCTGCACCGGCTACTGGAGCTTGTGGTACATACATTCCTGTTGGAGTTTCTTTATATTGAGCAGGATTTGTTTTGAATAATTGTGGAGTCAATTCCTCAATTTGTGTTTGACGTGCTAGATCTCTATCAGCAATTGCTCTTTGACGATTCATTTCGTCAATTTTGGCTTTAGTTTGATAGTCTTGCAGAGCAGTATCGTAAACACCTTGTGCGCCTGTCATACCAGCCTGTAGTGATTGACCGATGATACGACCTAATCCTAAGTTCTGATTCTTAGGTGCTGCTAAATAGCCTAAAACAGCGTTAGCAATACCAGTAGTAGTTGCACGACTTTTTAACTTATCTACAGCGTTTTCCCCAAGAAGACTTCCCATGTACTCTGGAGCTGCTGCACCAAAGCCACTTAAATAATCTAATAATCCGTTTGCCATATATTATCCTAACAAGCTAAAGTTTGTTTCTCTACGTTTGGGCAATGTGTAGCCAGACTGACGTAGCGCATCGTATATATCACCTGTAGGTGCTTGACCTACTTTAATACTTCCACTTGGTGCTGATTGCAATGGTGTTGGTTGATACATACTAGCCACTTGTGCTGCACCGGTTACGTTATCAATCGTACCGTATTTATCGTACATAGAAGCTAATTTGTCATTCATGTTAAATGCCATATTGCCAACATTACCTTGCGCTAGTTGATCTGCTACGCTTGCCGGTAAACTAATACCACCACCTGCTAATGATAATGGAGTTTGTGACAAATTCTGAACAGCAGGATTAAAACTATAATCAAGCAATGATGATGGTGCTGAATTTGCTAAATTAATTCCTACTCCGGTGTTACCGATTGCTGTTGTTGGAGCTAAAGATAGTGCCGTATCACCAGCTAATGATGGTGCTAATGTAATACCTTCACCTAACCCAGCGTTACTTGCTGCGCCTACTGCACCGGTAGCACCTTGGCTCATTAGTCCAGTAAGACCACCAGTAGCACCGCCTAAAGCACCACCTACGGCAGCACCTTTAAGAATACTACCAAGACCTTTACCTTGTAGTAATTTTGAGCCACCACCTACGGCAGCACCTATCATCATTGGAACGGCTAATTGACCCATACTAAGCTCCCTTCACTTTGCCAACTAAGTAGCAGATAGGTTCTATGATTGCACGGTAAATACGACCTAATGGATCACGTTTCTTGCCACGCATTTCTTTCCACAAGTCAGCAGTACGATGACGTGCAATATGCTCTGCAATACGTCTTACAGCGTTTCTAAGCGCATTTGGTGTGCCGTTGAAGGCATAGGCTACGACAGGTAAGAATAATGTGTGATAGCCCTTCTCAATTGTCTTAGCGTTTGGCATGGTAGCAGAATGCTGTAACCAGATGGCTTGGCGGAATGAACCAAAGCCATAAGCCTCGTTCATCGCAGTACATACTATTTTACCACCACTTGATGTGCTTGTAGTAGTAGAACCTTGAGGTGTGCCAGATAAATATTGAGCGTATTGGTTAAGTTTAGCAGTCGGCAAGTTTTGCTCGTAGTTAAAGCGATTGATATCTGCCTGTAATGCTGTGTTAGCGTAGTCTTCTTGCGCTTGACCAGTTTTAAGCAATTGATTGATGTCTGTGTAGTCAGCGTTAGCCAATGCAGGTGCGCCAGCAACAGCAGCCTCTTGTCTGCCACGTTCAGCAGCATAGTTTTGGTAAGCTAAGTCACCATACTTGTTAGCCAATGTATTTGATAATGTGTTAGCAGCACGATTTTGTATGTCAGCACTTACCCCAGAGCCATAGCGACCAGCCATTGCTGTACCGCCTTGAGCAGACTTAATTGCATCTAAATAGGCTTGAGTTGCACCCTGTGTTGCACCAGCCAATGCTTGATTAAAGTATGGATTATTTTGTAAGTATTGACCACCGATTACTGCTTGTTGTTGTTGTTGTGCTGCCGGTAGCAATGGATTACCCATCATGGCACGATTGCCGGCTGCTGCCAATGCTTGAGTAGTCTGTGCAGATGGTGCAACATAAGTTTGATTTGGATAGTATTGCGGACTAGCACCTTGATAAAGGTTTTTAGCTTCACCTAAACCAAATTCAACGTATGGCTTGAGTATTGGATCAATACCTGTGGTTGATTGTTGTTGCTGACTACCGCCACCACCCATACCTTCTAATGTCATGCGTTTGCCGACTGGTTTAAATGCTAATTCTGGCAACATATCTAAATGGTTGTATCTCATGTAAATCTCCTAAATGCGTAATTCCCAATGTCTTGGTCTAAAACCTAATTGTTTTGCTCTCGTTTCCCAGCCACTTCTCATGGATGCAAACGTCACTTTTGTGCAATTGCCTTGTTTAGCAATGCTCTTGGCAAACTCAAGTCCAAAGGATAAATCATCGGGATTGCTTGAATCTAACCATGCTGCCCAAATGTGCATCTCTACACCGTTAGGCTGTAATACAATAAAACCTTTCTTTTCCGGTAATACCCATAACATAGAGCGTTGCTCGTAGCAGTCGCAATAGATGTCCTCTGCAAGCCATTCTGAATGACCTTTAGCACGAACCTTCTCAAGACCTTGACGAACCCACCACCAGCAATGGCGCAGTTCATTAGGATGTACGTAAGAGAAGTCCACTATGCAACCACCAAGTATTGATAAGTTAAGTCAGTAATGCTTGATGATGGATGTGTAATCACGGCAGAACCTTTACTCCTAGAGCTAACGTAAGGTGCGTTAAATATGTTAGTAGTATATCCATCTGATGATACATAGTTCATAGTAACAATAGCACTAGGTGTTGATGGTCTAGTTGGACTTGTTTGTGCTGCTTTAGCATCAATAGTAACCAATACATTAGTAGTAGACCACATAATTTGAATATAATCATTCTTTGCTAATTCAACAAAAAAGTTCATTGCTGCAATAACATGGTATGGGTCTGTCGCATTCTTACGTGGTGCAAAACCAAATACGCTATTAGATTTAGGTATATCAGTTCCGTTCTTTCTAAACCATATACTAACATCTTGTGTTGCATTGTCCATATTAGCTAATTGTAGGCTAAATTGAACATTATATAAACCAGAGTAAGCCACCTTTAATTGTGACCCACTTACTAGAGTTATGCCATTTTCAAAATCTACTGTATTTAATGTAATTGGATAGGCAGTAGTAGTATTTGCTGCTGCTTGGTCAGAATCGTCTTGCCATGCGCCATAAGGTAATGCAATGTTAGATGCACTAGCCGTTGTTGGAGCAAATAATATAACTGAATCAAAACCAATACGCTCGTCATACAAAGTAGTAGTAGTTGTGCCGGTTGCTAGTGTTATTGTACCAGTATTGTTAGACTTACCTTCAACAAGATTGTTGACTACCTCGGATATTTCCCGTGGAGTAGATCCTGCTGGGTTGAGCTTACGATACATTATCTAGTACCTTGTGCAGTTACATCAATATCAATACCAATGGCATTAGACCAATTGCTGCCAGTAGGAATTACTGACAGACGATGGTACTTACCACTACTACGCAATGCTACACGATTCTCGCTACTTGCTGGAATGTATGAACCTAACTGTGGTACTGCGCTTAGAAGTGTCCTAGAAGCAATTGCTACGCTCCCAGAGCCATTATCTACGATTGGTCGTGCCAATGTAACCACGGAAGTTACTTCGCTTCCTATGTCACCAGTTGTTAGAGTAGCAGTTGAGTTAGCACCAGTAAAAGTAACAATTTTGGTATCTCTTGCACCGGCAAATAAGAACTTACCACCAGACCACAATGCATCATCTAGTGAGGTAGTCAATGTGTCCATGTTGCCGTATAAGTCTAAGCCTTCTAACGTCATACCGGCTGATGCAGAGCTAGCCACGACATCCACGTCTGTAACACAAGATGACCACTTCTGTACTTGCCAGTTGTAGATTAGCAAAGTATTTTGTGCAAAGTTATCTATAAACTTCCAGACCACAATCTTACGAATCGGGTCAATGGTTGATGACATTAGATTAAGTTTAGACGGGTTGGCATTAGCATAAAACCATGAGTCTATCTTTTGCGTACCAATTGCCGTTACTGTAGAGCCATCGCATGAATAGAAGCCATCAGCACCTAAGAAGTAGCTCATGCCACCGTACTGCACAACAGAGTTGCCTTCAACACAGCCAACACCACGACTAATCGTGTCAAATTGGAAGAATAAAGGTGAGCCAATGTAAGACATACGCACGATAGCACGGTCTAGGAATATAAGACCAACCTCACCACCAGTCATGCCTGTAATGTTGCCACCATCGGCAATTACTTGGTAATCGGATTGTGATGCACCACCTGATACCCAGTCAAACTCGTCATTGATGTCAGACCATTGGACTTTATTTGAGTTAGTACCAGCATCCAAGTTAGCAGCTACAACAAAGTCACGCACGACTGTAACGTACTTAGCTACAGGCGCATCTACGCTTAAATCATCAAATGTTGAGCTTGAGCCTAGTGTGTATGCTTGTAGTTTGTTGACATTATTAGCTGCAATAATAGTATTGCCGAACTGTGTAAAGTTCCATTTGACTACACCGCTATAGTTGCCAGTCTTAGATACGTTATCTAGGCTTAAATCGCCACCATCAAACTTAAATAGCTTGGTAGCACCACCAGCAAATATATTGGTAGTTGCACTAAAACGAGCAGCAAAAGTATTGTTAAGGTCTTCACTTGCAGCAGCAGAATAATCTACGGCTAACGGGAATGGACTATAGCCCAATGCAGTAGGAACTACGTTCTGTGCAACAGACAAGTTTTCAGCAACACCGGCTAAGTCTGGTGTCCACTCTGTAAATGCTATGCGTTGGGTAGCCATTATGCAGTACGATTCCACATATAAACTACTACATACGGTTGAAGGTTGGCATTAGTTCCACTTACACCGGCAGATGCCACAGATGTGCTTACAGATATGCCTGTTGTAGCAGAACCTGTAACAATATTATTCCCTAATGAATATCCAGATGTAATATGAACTCCATCACTTGTTCCAGAGTTTGCACCTTGAGGACTTACATGAATATGTCCAGGGTCTGTTACAGTAGATGTAGCAGTATGTGTATGGCTTACCACAACAGCATCTGCACTACCACCAGTATCACCAGCAGTAAATCCACCGCCATTACCAATTAGAACACGACCAGCACCAAATGCTGTCCAAGTACCAAAACCAAATAATGTATTTGGGTTAGTTGATACGGTAGCAGTAAATATAGAGCCTACTGGGTATAAAACAGCTAATGCTGATGTAACAAAAGCTGTCGTAGCTACTTGTGTAGTGTTAGTACCACTTGCAGCAGTAGGTGCAGTAGGTATTCCGGTCAATGTAGTCGTGCCAGTAACAGATAAGTTACCACCTACAGTAAAGTTATCTGCATCTGTACCAGTTTGTTGGTCTTTAACTTGAGCCATCAACTCACGGATAGCATTATTAATACCAGATGGCGCACAACCCTCGGCAATATCTATGCCACCAATGTCGGTATTGTTGGATGCCGTTGCACTCCACTCACTTATCTTATTCTTTGCCATGATTTATCCCTTTAAAAGCCATGTATTACTACTTACAGGTGTTTCTACCCATGTGTTTGATGATACTGATGTGTCTGTCCAAGTGTTTGTGCTGTCTGATGCCGGTGTCCAGTTATGACCTAAGTTAGTTCCATTAGCAGTTACAGTAGCATTACCGGCAATTGCGCCTTTTCCGTACCATATTGCGCTACCATTTACATTTACAGTAGCAATGCCATTTATATGTGCATCTGCGCTGTATTGAACACCACCAAGAGCAGTCACGACAGCCGTGCCAGTTACACTTCCTGATGCAGTTCTAACTCTACTTGCATTACTTGTAACAGTTGCAACACCGTTTATTACACCAGCAGCAGTTCTAATCCTATACGCAGTAGCTTGTACTGTAGCATTGCCTGTTATTATAGCATTTGCGCTGTAAATTACACTAGAACTTGCAGAAACACTTGCCAAGCCATTAATGCTTGCTACCCCTACTCTTACCCTTACTCCATTTGCTAAAACAAGCGCATTGCCGACAATTTGAGCGTTTGCTGACTTAATTGTAGCTGCATTTGCTTCAACAACAGCATTTGCTGTAATAACAGCTTGACCGGTGCGGATTGCATAAGCATTTGCAGTAACTAATGCGCTACCATCAACACTTGCTGTGGCTAAGATTACTTGGCTAGCTAGGGAGCTATATGGTATCTGTGAAAATGCTGCAAATCCAAACATAAGTTATCCTATTAAGGCTACTGCAACGAAACCTACTAGACCACCTAGTGTGGTTGCTACCCAATCCCAAAAGTCAGCAGTATGTGACTCAGGATGCAAATAGTCGTATATCTCTTTTAATGCAGCAATCAGAGCTACTACAGCTACAGCGTAAAAGCCTATGAATGGTGTCAACACAGCAGCTATGATAAAGCCACAGATGAAGTGCATTTGCTTGTCGCAAGGTATTTTGCACACGATGCAGAATTGGCTTAGAAAAGCGTTAAGTTTAGCAATTATCTTTTCCATTAGTCAGCAGCCTCAGGTGTGTTGCCTTTTTCTAGCCATGCTAGATATTCTTGGTAATCTGCGTTATCAGAAACCATTGGGATAAACGCATTATCAGCAAGTCGTTTTATTGCTGAAGGATTAATATCTAAATCGGATTTTATTAATTTATACATATTAAAGCTCCGCACTTAATGCTGTATTTGATGTTGCTACAAAGTAAATTGTATTATTGGCTGCCACGTTATCGCTTGATAATATCCTAAATCCATTTGTTACACCGCCACTATATAGCATTGCACCTGAAGATGGATAACCAGTACCAGTTGAATATGTACCAAATGTGACTGTCGCTGCTGTTCTCATTTCAGGATGAAATATCCAAGCGTAAGCACTTCCTGAACTTGCAGAAAATCTAGTCATAGGTACTTGCTGACCATAAAAGTTTTGAAAGTATCTCAAGCATCTTGAAAGTTCGCTACCATAGTCACGATAATCAAATGATGTAGCTGTTGAACCTTTTTCTAGTTGAACACCTGTAATATAGAGAGTAGCACCGTTAGTTCCTACTACTGATGTTGCACCTGTTGCTGAAATGTAGTTTGCTGAAGCCCAAGCACTTGCTGTACCACTATATGTAGAACCTACACCTAAACCGTAGTAAACATAAATGCCACCACTAGTTCCAGTTTGCCAAGTGCCAGTTGTTTCTCCTGCAATTGTTATACTAATTGATGTCCAAGTATTTGCTGATGAAATTGTGTATGTAAATGGATATGAGCGTGTTGCATCTGCATTTTGGATAGAACCACCAAAAGTTCCAGTTAAAGAGCTTCTTACTTGGAATGATAATGTTACTGCCGATGCTCCTGCTGTTCCCCATCCTAAATCAGCAATGTTATTTCCCTCAATAGCTTGTCTTACTACAAAATAATCTCCTGAACCTATAGAGTAAGCAGATAAAGAAGTTATGCCTAAATATTTAGAAAAACCTGTTGGTGGAGTAACTGAGCCAGCATTTTGTTGAACGCTAAACTTTGAAGACTGACTTATCTCAGCCCTCCATCTGTCAAGGGTATAACCATTGCCTGTAGGAGTAACACTAGCACCAGCATTACGCTGGTCAATCCGCATATCACCATTAATAATGCGATTCTTAAAGCCAAATGTATTTGGTGTATTTACGCTAGTAGCAACAACCGTACTAGGAGTAGTCGCACCTAACGCACCGTTTAAAGGTGTTACCGTATTTGCCGTTCCATCTAAAACTATAGCCATTATTTATTCTCCAACGCAGCTAGTCGTATTGTTAAGTTTTCTATTAGGGCTTGTTGTTCTTGGATTGCTTTAATCAAAATAGGAACAAACACGGAATATTTTACAGATTTAATTGTTTCAGGAATTGTATTAGTTTCAGTTGCCATTGTTGAATTAGATTCAATTAAAGATGGAAAAACTTGCTCTAACTCTTGAGCGATTACACCAATTTGTTTTGTTGTATCACCAATTAAATTATAATTGCGAATTTTTACATTTAATAAATCATTAAGTTTTGGAGTGGCATCAGTAATATTTTCTTTTAATTTAATATCAGAAATTGCACCATAACTATTGTTTGTATTTCTAACATTACCATTTTCTAAAACATAAAATGTATTAGTTCCAGATTGATTTAAACCATAATAAAGCCATTGCGCTCCTTTTGATTCAGAAACATATACCGCATCACCAGTACCAGTTCCTCTTATCCAAGAACCTCCTGTACCACTTGAATTAATTGTGTAAGCAGCATTATTTGGAGTAGTTACTCCAACCATAAATTGACCACTAGAGTTAATTCGCATACGCATAGTGCCATTGATGTATGTATATAAATCATTGGTAGCAAAATCGTATTCCCAACCACCTTGGAATGATGTGTTAGCTGCGCTCTTTAATCCAATATAAGCAGAGTTTGCACTACCAGCATAGATGGTTAAACCCTCGTTACCTGAACCAGTACCAACCACGAGATTGTTATAACCTGAGTTAAATGAACTCATGCTTGAGTTGCCGATACCCACGCTACCTGTCGTGTAGTAAATATCAGAACCGCTAGTAGTCCATTGACTAGCTGTAATTTGACTTGTCAAAGCCACAGTACCTGTTGTTGCTGGCAATGTTAATACAGTAGACCCTGCTACTGCTGGTGCTTGTAAGGTAATGCTACCGCTGGTATCTCCAGCTAAAACCGCTGCACTCATTATGCTACTCCTCTTATTACATTACGAGCTTCAGCCCTTAACGCACGAACTTCTGTTGTGTCTTTGTCGTAGTCTGCTGTCATCATGTAATCTGTTGATGCTAGGTAGGCTAGTGCCTCTTGACGCTTGGCTTCTGCTGCTTGTTCTGCTTGAACTAAAGCTAGGTCGTATGTGACTTGATTGCCATCAGCATCAAAGGCTTCATCGCCAACTGTGCGAACCACTTGTGGATATAGTTTATAGATTGCTTGTATCATGCTGCTATCTCCATAAGAACAATGGTTGATAAATAACCATCATAAGTTGTTGTAGCTGTCATTCCAGAACCGCCATTTTTTAATTGCATTTTATAAGTTGTTGAAGATGTGGTGGATGGAGAATCAAGATAAGAAACGCTGAAATTTTGTACAATTGATGTGTCTGTTCCAACAGTAGAAGAAAATCCAAAAAGTCGTTGTAACAATTGTGTGCTATTTCTTACTAGATTTATAAATCCATAAGCATTAGCACCTGCTTTCTGTGCATAAGCATTAGTTGTAATGCAAACAAGAATACTACTTGTAGCACTTGTTGGAGTAATTGATGCGGTAAGTCCTGAATCAGCATAAGTCCCAGTACTATTTGTTACTGCTGTTCCATAAGTTCCTTGCACCACTTGCAACACACTACCTGTAGGCAAAGAGCCTTTGCTCAATCCAGTTACCACTACACCTGCTGATGTCACAGCAATCTTAGTAGAGCCACCGCTTTGTATGTTTAGATCACCGCTATTGTCGGCTGTAGTGATGACACCACCAACTCCGCTTGTAGAGGCATTAATAATTGAAGCCATATTGTTTCCTTAAAGAACTACCCAGCGACTGCCTGATGGTACGGTTACAGTTACACCACTATTGATGGTTACTGCGCCAACAGAACTAGCAGAGTAGCCTGTAGGTATTGTGTAGTTTGCGCTGATTGTCATGTTGTTTAGCACTAGACCATTTGATGCAGCAAGTTGTGGAGCGTAAGCAGTAAGTGTTTCATCTTCAACTACAGCACGGTCAGCAGGATAGGTACAGAATACGTTTTTAGTACCTGCGCTAAACGATACAGCAGAGCCTGTAGACGATGCAATAACTGTAGTCCTAGCCAATGTACCGGCAGCAACAGTTCCTAGCCCTACCTCCCACTCAGAACCGCCTACGATAGCGTAGTAAGTTGTATTTCCGTTACCTATTGCAGAGGAAAATGTTTGAAAGCCACTAACAGCACCGGCAAGTGTAAGAGTGCCAGTACCAGTAGTGGTAGATGTTTCCTGTACCCTATCCTTGACTATAAGAGGCATAACTTACCCCTAAGATAATGTTACTGAAAGGCTACCTGAAGCGATTTTGAATATATCGCCAGTATCAATTGCTTTAGATACGTCTAATGGAGTGTGGTATAAAAGATTGCCGGATGTTGCTGCATCCATTAAGCCAATCCAACCTACTGTACCCCAAGAGCCTGTAGCCTGTGGGAATGTGCAGTCTGCGTTAGATAAACTAGCACCGTTTGATGGTGCAGCAAATGTTACGGATGTACGTGCGTAAGAGCCACCAGATACTTCTGTACCTGTATTAGCATCTGTAGGGTCACTTGTGTAAAGTGCCACATAAATTGTTGTTGGTGCTGTGTAAGCTGTAGCTCGTAGCGTTACATTGATTAGAGCATTTTCTAGGTAGTTGGACATTTCTGACATAATAATTCCTTTATCGTGTTGCTATTGAGATTGAAATTGGTGACCCAGCATACTCGCCTTGGTCATCTGATACGGTTAAAGCAGTTAAACCACGGTCATAAAGCGTTGCCCATGTCTGTAGACGTGCATCGTTCATAATGTATGGCTCTGCCTCACCTAATGCACCATAAAGTAACAAGTCAGGACAATTAGCCATAAATGCGTTAGATGGTGTTGAGTCGCTTAAAAATGGTGGTGCAGCGTAATACAACATACTTAGCGTATAGTTGCTATCCGGTACTGGTGACAATTGGAACTCTTGCGCTAATACGGTGTATTGATGCGGTAGACCAGATTGGGTAGTACGAGAATTACGGAATAAGTTACTAGGTGACTGGTACTCTAATGTTGCTGCTGGATTTGTTGCTACGTGCAGGTCACGCATTTGTAAGAAGTCTGATGGTAGCTCTACTGTAGAGTCACCGGCTACTGCTGTAGTGGTTACAACCTTTAGCATTTGACGTATACGCAACTCTCTGCGTAGTCGTGTTTCAGCAAGCCTGATAAAGTCAGGAATCATTGCCGTTAAATCGCTACGTGCTAGGTAACTGGCAATCGTAGTCTGTAAGTCTGCGTAGTTTGTCAATGCCATTAGATGCGCCCTGCCCTTGTGCGAAATGCCCTATTATCAGGATTGTTTAACCATTCGTTAAATCGTTTCTTATCTATTACTGCAAAGCCTCTAGTGATGCCTTGCTTTTCTAATTCTGAGAACACGGTAAGCGGTATAGATGCGACTTTATTGCTCAATGCATCATTGCCCCATGTCTTACGTTCGTCTTGAGCAGCGTACTCACGCTTATTTCTCTCAAGTATGCCGGTAATGTCTTGGCTCTTAGCTATAACTAATTGGTCACCGTTATCAATAAACGATGTATTGGTAATGCCGTTGGATATTGTATTACTCATAAGACCTCGTAATGGGGGAGAGTTGCCCCTCCCCACATATCTAACTAACTATTAGGTTAAGTCAGCGATGATGCCGTGTGCTGCTTGGTTTTTCACTTCTAATGTGTACTCAACTAGCAACTGAGTTAAATCAGCATCGCCAGTTTTTGCAAGCTCATTAGTTTGGAATGGGCGCAAGTAAGATACAGCAGCCATTTCAGGATCTAATAAGAATGCTACGTCATCATTGTCTGTGTTAGGAATGAAACGGTTAGGCACGATAGAGATAGTACCAAAGTCAGAAACATAAACGTCTGCTGCACCGATGATAGCTGCTTGAACATTGTTAGGTACATCTTTAAAGCGAGTAGCGATACCGGCAAATGTAGATGCAACTACTTTTTGTGCTGGAGTTACCATCAAGATTGAAGCTGAACCACCGTTAGTGTAAGTAGATTGAATCACGTTGTTTAAGATAGTTGCTGTGAAAGCACGGTCTGTACCAGTTACACGAGCAGTAGTACCCAAAGAACCAGCAGTACCAGAAGTACCACCAGAGTAGTTTGAGTTCAACCATGTTTGTAGACCACCTAAAACACGAGCAGTAGAAGAGTCACCAGCAGAAGCAACTTGGTTGCTTAATAGGATAGCTTCCATGTCACGTTTGATTTCGGCAGAAGCCTTAGCCAATTGGTATGCTTTCTCTGATTTACGACCAGCTTTGTTTACAGTTTCCAAAGTACCAGAAATTTTGATGGTTTTTTGTGAAATTTGTGTACGGTTACCAACACGAGTAGTAGGTGACAATGTTGCATCAGATGCAGTTGCGCCCTCAACTACAGCGTTAGAAGTGTTAACAGCAGCCAAGCTGTCAGTTTGCCATTCGTGGTATACAGCAGTAGCTGCAGTTTTACCAACAGATGTCATAAATGGTGTATCTGTAGGTGAGATGTTGTAAATAACATCAGCCAAGTCTTCACGTTGACCGATACTGGTATAGGTTTGATATGTTGCCATGATAATTCCTTAAATAAAGTTTTCAAAGACAGATGCAGCGTCACGCACCTTGCCTGATTTTTGTAATTGAGCCATAGTCTTTTTAGCTTGGTCAGTATTTACAGATGTATTACTGTTACCAGACTTAATCGTCTTAGGCGGTTCACTAACCCTCTTGTTTAGTTGAGGCTTAGACTGTTGTAATTTGTCGTACTGCATTGCTTTATACAATGCCATAACGTGCCGAGCATCTCTTACTGCCGATAGCTCTTGATCCGAGAATCCTAAGTTCTTTGCAAACTTACGCAAATCTGACCTTAGTGCCTCACCTTTTACTGGATCGCTGTATTCCGGTAGTGTTTCAGACAATTTAGCAGCCTGTTCGGACAAGTATTGTTGCATTCCTTGCTGTTGCTCCGCTTGTTGCATCTCTGCAATGCGTTGTCTTTCAGCTTGTACTGCATATAACTTCTCTTTATTCTGCGACATCTCTGCCACTCGTACAGCGTAACCGATAGGGTCAGATTCTTTTAAAGACTCTAAATCCTCTACTGGTTGTTGAGCATTCAGTAACTGCTCCATTGCTTGCAACCGTTCTGCATAAGCATCACGCATATATTTGGCTTCTTCAATAGCTTGTTGTTCAGCCTCTATTGCTTTTCGTTGCTCTGCTACTTGTTGCGTTTTTTTGGTATAGTCTGCACCTTGTTGAGCTAGTGACTTTAGTTCAGTTAAGGTTAGTTCTTTCTCTTCGCCACCGACTTTAACTTGAAACCGTTGTTCGTCTTGGTCTGAGTTAGACTCCTCTGAGCTATAATCGCCTTGCTCTTCTTGTTGCTCTTCTACCTGCTCATTCTCTTGTTCTGGTTGCTCTTCCACTTGCCCTTCTTCGGGTGCTTCCGATGCATCCATTAAACCTAAGAATGCGTTTTGTGCTTCATTGATAGTGCCAGTACTCTGTGTGTCACTCCCGTTAGGGTTGGTGTCGGTAGTCATTTAAATCTCCATATGCTAGTGCGCCTAGCCACGTTTTATAGATACTATAAAATCTTCCAGCGACTTGCGTTAATCTTGCGGTCATCTGCCATGCCAACTATGTGAGCCATTACTTCACGAATAGCTGTTAGCTTTGTGTAAGCATCTTGTCGCTCATCGTAATCGTAAAGTGGTGAGTTTGCCCACCGTTGCATCTGTAATTCTTCCAGATCTTTAAACACTCCCAAGAAGTTTTGATCTTGGAGCATATTGTTAGCCCACTCGGATTTAGTCATTTAAGCCCTATATTTTGTGTATTAAACACCGTAATCTTCCATATCTTGTGGTTCAGCCTTTATACCACCTTTTACCATTTCATTCAAGCTAGTAATGGCTGACATAATAGCGTTAAGCTGTTCTGTCTGTAACTTACCATCAGATGCTTGCATTTTAATCTCTAGCTCCATCTGTTTTAGTTGAAGTTCGGCTTCTTTGATACGGAAATCAGCTTCCATCTGCATTTGTTTCTGTTGCATCTCTAGTTCTTTACGAGCGTTATCTACTTGCATTTGCTCACGATCTAGCTGTAGCTTGGCTTGGTTAGTCTGTGCAGATAGTTGAGCCTTTTGTTCTTCTACTTTGGCATACAATTGTGCTGCCTCTGAGTTTGGATCAGTAGGTGCTTGGCTTGCTGCTTGCATTATTTGCTGTTCAACCTCTGGTGTAATGTCATTAATGAATGAAGTTGTGTCTTTAAAACCAGCCATCTCAATCATGCGACCAAGAGTGCTACGGTATTGCGTTACAGTCACCAACGGGTTGTTAGCACCGTACTTGCCGATGATCTCTTCTTGTTTAGCCATAATCATTTGCAACATAGCAATCTGCTCTTGGCGGTTACCATTGCCCAAGCCTACGTTGATTGATACATCGTATAGGTTAGACCATTCACGTGGGTCATAAGATACCCATTTGCCACGCATACGGATTGTTTTGGCTTGGTTTTGGTATTTGCATAGTAGGTGCAATATGCCACGGAATAATGATTTAACACCTGTTTCAGCAAAGATACGAGCCATTAGTTCTAGCTTACCTGCTGACTGTTGCATCATGGCTGCCACGGCTGTTGCTGTAGTGTTCTGAAGCACGTTAGCATCAAGACCTTGTTGCATATCGCTAACACCGGTACGTTTAGCCTGTACACCATCCAAGTATTCCATCATAGGAAATGATTGACCGGCTGTGTTTGCTACTGTTAATTGATTTACTGCTTGAGGGTTCTTAACACGGATAACACCACCGGCAGTAGACGTTAGTAAGTCATCTAGGTTTACTTGACCCTCTACGGCTGTAACACGGGCATTGTTGGTTAGGTACAAGTTGTCTAGCATCTGACGCAATATAGTAGACTTGGTTAGTTGCAAGTCCATTGTCCTGTCGGCTAGTGATTGACCAAAGAATTTGTGTGGGATAGGAATCGGGCATACAGAGTGGAATGGTACATAGTCGCACTCTTCGTTAGATAGGATTTGCTCACCACCGATGATAACCCTGCGTAACTCTAGCAAGCCATTGTCGTTTGTGTCCACCTTGATGTAGCACTCAAATATCTCTACCTCTTCCATTGATAGGTCAGTAGACTGTGCGTAGTCTGGCATCTCGTCACGACCAAAACGTGCTAGACGCTCTGGTGAATACTCTAAACGGTCACCGGCTGGGATAGTATCAACGATAGACTTCTCGTAACCCATAGCGATCAAGTCACCACGGGCAATCATTCTACGGTGTGCTGTGAATGGTGAGTCTTCAATTGTCTTAGCACGTTTGCTGATTAAGAACTCCTCTGGTGGTACGTTCTCAATGGCAATACGACTCTCATCGTTTATTCTTTCAATCGTAATGTTATGCGTATTGTAAGATATACCATCAGAACCAATTACTATGTCAGTAGTCTGCTTGGTGATCTCCCACTCGCCAGTCTGCATGATCATGGCTAACTCGTCATCGGTTAAGCCTTTGTACTTCTCTTTGATGGTGTCTTTCTTCTCTTCCCAATAGGCTTTAACAACACCGACCTTTTGCAGCAATGCATCCTTGAACCAGTTGTGCAAGATCAAGAAGCCATCGTTATCTTTATAGAATACCCAGTTAGCCATGTCACTAGCTTGGTCAGCGAGTTCTTCTTCACCGTCTTTAGTAGGCTCAAAACGCACAGCATCCTCGCATGACGTGAATACACGGATCAGTTGTGGCAATGCACCATCTACGGCTTCAGCTACCTCACCGGTAACTACTTGGCTGCGACCTTCTACCTCAGTTCCGTATTTGTCACGGAAGTAGTAGTTCATGGCATCAGCACGTTCTTGAACAGTATCGGACTCTAAATAGCCAATAGCGTTATTGATCTCGTCAGCACATAGTGCCTTTAATTCTTCTTGATTCATCATTATACGACCCATGCCTTATTTTGTTGTAATGGTTTAGACCATGTTGTATCTACTTCTACTAATCCTATTGCCATGTAACGAAAGCTATCTGCAAAGTGTGATGACCAGTCATGTACTGGCTTATCATAAAACACATTCTGTTTCTCGTTAAACTCACGTCTATAGTTACGCAATGCTACCAGACCATTCTTAGTTCGTTCCATGTCAAACCAACATCTAGGCAGCATACGTCTAACTGCTTGAATGCCATCTGCTATAGATAGGCTTGGTGCTACAGTAACATCTAGTCCAGCTTCCATTAAGACTTCTAACCGGCTGCGACCTGTGGTCATCTCTCTTACTCTTACATCGTGCGGAAGAATCTGCTGACCTTTATCGTAACCGTTATCACGTAACCAGCTAACATAGTAATCTAATCCGACACCGTGGTTTTCAGTACAGTCTATTAGCTGTATCTCTTC